CCGAAACCGAGTTCTTAATAGCTTTGAAGCAGGCACCGCCACTGTCGTCTTAGAAGACGAAAATGGCGACTATAACCCGCAAAATACTTCATCGCCTTACTATGGCAAGCTCTTGCCTCTTCGCAAGATTCGTATTTATGCAGATTATGACGATGGCGGTGGCACCGACCGCTATTATCTTTTCTCAGGCTATATCACAAGTTTTGACAACACATTCAGGCTTGGCAACGATGAAGTTTCAACTGTGACTTTCCAATGTGTCGATGCCTTCCGCCTTTTACAGAATGTCCAAATCACGACTGTTGCGGGTTCTTCCGCCGGTCAAACCACGGGGGCGCGCATTGAGAACTTGCTAGATTTGGCAAGTTTCCCTGTAAGCCAAAGACTGATTGATGTAGGCGACACGCTAGTTCAAGCCGACCCTGCAACCTCTCGAACACTTCTTGGCGCTTGTCAGAATATAGAGCAGACCGAACTTGGTGGCTTCTTCATTGATGACGAGGGCAACGCTGTCTTTCTATCAAGGTCAACAGTTTCAGAAAAGGCTGACGAAACGCCTTTATTGTTCAACGATGATGGCACAAATATCTCCTATCAGAGCATCGATTTTGCCTACGATGACACACAGATTTTCAACGATATAACTGTCACCCGCCTTGGCGGAACTGCTCAAAATGTGCAGTCCACAAGTTCCATTGAAACCTTCTTCATTCACTCAGGATCGCGCTCTGACCTTCTAATGCAGACCGATGCTGAGGCCTTAGACCAGGCTTCAATGCTTCTAAATGCCCGCGAAAATGCCCTTCTTCGCATTGATTCCATTGGCTTAAACCTTATGGATTCGACCGCCTCAAATCGCATTGTGGCAGGTCTTGAATCAGATTTGTTCACCCTGATAAATGTCACCAAGACAGGTCAGGCATCCTCAACCTTTACCCTTGAGCTATTCGTTCAAGGTATTCAGCACGACATAACACCGAACACTTGGACAACACGCTTCCTCACCGCAGAACCTATAATTCAGGCATTCATCTTGGATTCCGCAATCCAAGGTCTGCTTGATGGAACTGTGGGAGTTCTTTCATACTAAGGAGAAATGATGGCTAAACAGACCTTCACAACAGGTCAAGTTTTGACCGCAGCGCAAATGACATCGCTGCAACAAACTGCGATGCTTGGTGGCGATGCAAGTGCAAAGGTTGCCTCTTATGTTCTAGCGGCTGCCGATGCCGGCACTGCTATCTCAATGAGCAATGGCAGCGCAACAACAATCACTGTGAATACAGGTTTGTTTGCGGCAGGTGACATTGTCACAATCATCAATCTTGGCGCAGGTGTTTGCACGATTACCGCAGGCACCGCAACTGTCACAACTTCAGGATCACTTGCTCTTGCTCAGAATCAAGGTGGCGTTCTTCGCTTCACAAGTGCGAGCGCAGCAATCTTCTTCCAGTTCGCAACACCTGCTTCGGGCGACATCGAAGGCATCGTCACAGGCACGGACTCAGGTTTATCAGGCGGGGCTACAAGTGGAACTGTGACACTTAGGCAGAAACTAGAATTTGATGCCGAAACAGGCACGACCTACACGCTTGTAGCAGGAAACTTGAATCAATTAGTCACACTTAACAACGCAAGCGCAATCACCTTGACAGTTCCGCCAAGCGTTTTCAGCGCAGGCGATGTCATCAATATAGCTCAGATTGGCGCAGGCCAAGTCACCCTTGCTCAAGGAGCAGGAGTCACTATTAACTCAACAGGTGCAACAGCAACCGCGCCAAAACTACGGGTAAGATATAGCGCAGCTTCTATTATCTGCACCGCATCCAACACATTCCTAGTTGTGGGCGATCTCGCATAGTGAACATTCTAGGTATCATCGCCTCAAGCACATTTGCCGCAGTAGGTGACTTTGAATCCATCGCTACTGTATCTGTTGGTAGTGGCGGTGCTGCCAATGTGGAGTTTACTTCTATTCCTGCTACTTATACGCATTTGCAGGTAAGAGGTATTGCTAGAGCCAACAGAGCAACCTACGGCGCAGATACTATGAGATTAACTTTCAATTCAGACACAGGAACAAATTATGCTTCTCATAGACTTTTAGGTGATGGCTCTACTGCTTATGCCAATGCAAGCACTACTCAAAGTTATATCCAATTTGGAGATAGTGTCGGAACAAATAATGGCCCTGGTGCAGGCAATGTAGGTGTTTCCGTTGTAGATATTTTAGATTATGCAAATACGAATAAATATAAGACAGTAAGAGTTCTAGCAGGCGTTGATGTTAATGGCACAGTTGCAGGTTTTGGCGGTGTAGTAGGCCTTACTTCTGGACTATGGCAAAGCACAAACGCAATTACTTCCATAAAACTTGTAGTAGAAACTGGTATTAACTTTTTACAATACACAACCTTCGCCCTATACGGCATAAAGGGGGCATAGCCAATGGCAATTACTTATGAACCGATAGCAACGACAACGCTAGGCAGCGCAGCGGCTACTGTGACATTTTCTAGCATTAGTGGTAGTTATACTGATTTGGTTTTGGTGTGTAATGGTGGTGTTACGATTGCCGCTGGTAATGCTCATCTGCGTTTTAATAGCGACACTGGTAGCAATTATTCTGAAACAAATCTGACTGGAACAGGTTCTGCTGCTTCTTCGGGAAGAAGCACAAATCAAACTAGTATTATTTTAAATTCGTATGGTTATCCAGAAAATGATATGAATTGGAATTGTTTAGCCTATATTATGAACTATTCTAATACAACTACTTACAAAACTTTATTATCACGCTCAAATCAAGCAGATAATGGTGTTACCGCTCTTGTAGGTTTATGGCGTTCAACATCAGCAGTTACACAAATTGATGTTATTTCTATTTTTTCGGGTAGTCCTCAATTTTCTATTGGCACAACCTTCACCCTCTACGGAATTAAGGCGGCATAATGGCAACTACTTATGAAGCAATAGCCACAGTCACAGTTGGTAGCGGTGGGGCGGCTAATATAGAGTTCACTAGCATACCTGGAACTTATACTGACTTGGTGTTAAAAATAAGTGGCAGACACGATGCAAGCAGCGACCAAGGCATTTTTATAAAGTTTAATGGTTCTACTTCAAACAGGTCGCATCGTTATGTGGCTGGTAATGGAACTACTCCTGAATCAAGTAGTGGAACAGATGGCTACATTGGTTCTATTCAAGGAACTAATGCAACAGCAAGCACATTTAATAATACAGAGGTTTATATTCCTAATTACGCAAGCAGTAATAATAAATCATCTTCTATAGACAATGTGACTGAAAACAATGCAACAACTGCTTATGCTAATTTAGTTGCAGGACTATGGTCTGATAGTGCAGCGATTACATCAATAGCAATAACCGTAGGTAATGGCACACAAAACTTTGTCCAATACTCAACCGCCACCTTATACGGCATCAAGTCAAGTTAATGGTAGTATTGATCTATGCCATATAGCAATGATTACAACTGCACTGTAGAAGACTGCAGTAGAAAACGTAGAACTAAACTGTATTGCCCTACTCACAATGCTAGATTCAGAAAATATGGAAATCCTTTAGGGGTTGCTGTAAGAATAACTAGGCATTGCGAAATAGATGATTGTTCAAAAAAGCACCTTTCCAAAGGTATGTGCAGTATGCACTATAGAAGGTATTATCTTTATGGTGATGCTAATAGTAAGCCTGGAAGAAAAAGAACTTTTAATAAAATTGAAGTTTCAGTTGGTGGGTACATAAAACTATACGAACCTGAACATCCAAACTCCAATGGAGATGGTTATGTTCTAGAACATCGCAAGGTTATGTCAGATTTTATTGGCAGACCTTTATTAGTTTCGGAACAAGTTCATCATAAGAACGGCAATAGGACTGATAACCGTTTAGAAAATCTTGAACTTTGGTCAACAAGACAACCAACAGGCCAAAGGATTGAAGATAAAGTTGAATACGCTTTACAGATATTACAACAATATGCACCTGAAAAACTCTCCTAAGAAAGGAAAACAAATGACACATAAACTCGTAGTGGATTGCTCAACAGGAGTAGTCGCAGAGGTAGAACTAACGGCTGAAGAAATCGCTCAGCGCGAGGCAGATGCAGTTGCTTTTGCTGCACAGAAAGCAGCAGAGGAAGCAGCAGCACAGGCTAAGGCAGAGGCTAAGGCAAGCGCCGAGGCTAAACTGGCAGCACTTGGTTTAACAGCAGAAGAAATCGCAGCCCTTTCTTTATAGATTTTTTCAAAAAATTGGGGATCATAACTTTTAACTAGGAGAGAAATGGCTTCCTCAAGTCAAGTCACAGTCACATCCACCTCAATTATTATCATTGAGTCCTATGGAGAATTTCGAGATGTCCACCTTCGAAATGTAGGTTCTCACACGATGTATGTTGGCGGTTTGGATATAACAACTAGCAATGGATTTGCACTTCCAAAAGATGCTTACATAAATTTCAGAATTGCACCAAAATCCATTGTCTATGCAGTTTGTTCAAATAATGAAACAGGCATAGCCTCTGTCTTGTATATGGAGCCATAAAATGAATCTAACCGATTGGGCAGGCTTTATTGTCGCCCTTATCAGCATCATTGGGTCAGTCGCCCTCGGAGTCAAATGGCTCGTAAAGCACTACCTAGCCGAACTCAAGCCAAATGGGGGAAGTTCAATAAAGGACAAAGTGTCAGTGCTAGAGGATAAGGTTGACTTCCTAACCGACCTAGTGAAGCAGGCATTGAGAAAATAATGTGTTCGCAACTTGATAAGTTCCTAGAAGTGGCAGCAGGCGAAGTTGGCTACATTGAAGGCCCTGCCGATAATCAAACGAAATATCAAAAGACGAATCAGCCTTGGTGTGGAGCATTCGTCAATTGGGTTGCAAAGCAGGCAGGTGTCAAAGTCCCTGACTGCACTTACACACCGGCAGGGGCAAAGGCGTTCGCCGAGGCGAAGCGTTGGCAAGGTATTGCCGAGGCCGAGCCAATGCCAGGAGATTTGGTCTTCTTTGATTTTCCCAATGACTCACTCGATAGAATCTCTCACATTGGCATTGTCGAGCAGGTCAAAGGCAATGGCACTGTTGTCTGCATTGAAGGCAACACGGCTCCCGACACCAAAGGCGATCAGCGCAATGGTGGTCAAGTTGCCCGTAAGATACGCGCCTACAAAGTAAAGAATCGGGGAAAAGTCCTACCATCTCTGCCGGTGTTCATTGTGGGCTTCGGCAGACCTAAGTTCAAGGAGTGCAAATGCTCGACAAAGACAAAGCAGTCGCAATCGTTAACACCTACGCAAGAGCAGGAGCAGCCGCAGTCGCAGCTCTCTACCTCGCCGACCCATCGCGCCCTCTAAAAGATTATCTTGCCTGCTTTTTAGCAGCAGTCATTGGCCCTGTTTTGAAAGCCATTGACCCAAAGGCGACAGAGTTTGGTCGCGGAAGTAAATAGAAAAATGAATCGGGGGAAGATTTTGGATGAGGCCAAACGCCTCACCGCAACGGATCGTCAAAGTATTTATGGCGACCCTTACATAAATCACAAACGCATCGCAGACCTGTGGAGTGTTTATCTTGAAACTGAGATAAGCCCTTCGCAGGTCGCTTTGTGTTTATGCCTTGTGAAAATTGCTCGGCTAATAGAAACACCTGACCACTTAGATAGCATCATCGACTTGGCGGCTTACACCGCTATTTATGGGGAAATCAATGATAGTGAAAAATAACTTAGTGCTTGTGCCAACTAGAGGCAGGCCAAAAAATGCAGTTGAAGTCTTGCAAGCACATAGAGAGTTTTCTTGTCGCTCTGACTTGCTCTTTGTTGTGGACAAAGATGATGAAGAGATTGTCAATTATCGAAGCTCAGTTGGCGTTGAATACATCCTAGAAATTGAAAATACCACACGGGGGATGGCTTATCCTGTCAATGTCGCTGCCAAGAAATATGCAAATGAATATGAGTTCTTCACCTTCATTGGCGATGACCATAGATTCAGAACACCTGATTGGGATATTGCCTTGATGAAAGCGATAGGCAGCGCCCCTGGCATTTCCTATGGCAATGACCTTTTGCAAGGTGAGAACTTGCCAACTGCGGTGATGATGTCAAAAGCCATTGTCAGCGCCCTTGGCGGGATGGTGCCACCGAAACTTCGCCATCTTTATCTTGACAACTTTTGGAAGAAACTAGGGCAAGACCTTGGCAACCTTGTTTATCTGCCTGAAGTCATCATCGAGCATTGCCATCCATTAGCAGGCAAAGCCGAGTGGGATGAAGGCTATCGCTCTGTCAATGCCCGTGAAGTTTATTCATTTGATGCCTTGGCCTATGACTCCTACATCAAGAGCGAGGACTATGCAGTTCTCTTGCGAGATTTATTGAAATGAGAGCAGTTTCATTTTCTCTCTATGGTAATGATCCGCGCTACACCATAGGAGCTATTAAGAACGCAATTCTTGGCTCGCGTTATTTTCCATTTGAGGATGGCTTCCGCTTAGTCTTTTATGTGGGCCAAAGCGTTGAAGATTGGGTTGTCAGCACCTTAAACCTTGTCAAAGGTGTAAAGATAGTCAGGATGAGTGAGTTAGAAAATAACACCGCAAGGCTTTGGCGTTATCTTGCTTTTGCTGACCCGCAATTTGAAGTGGTCATCTGCCGTGATGCTGATGCCCGCCTTTCTTTCC